GGCAAACCTGCTCTAGACTCTAGAACATCTTCTATCGTACTATCTACCTCTGAGTCATTGTTTAAAACCCAAAAGGAAGCACCCATATTTTTTGTATAGCCTGCCCCTGTTTCACTAAATCGCTGTAATGAGTTACCCCTTCCATCACAATCCGAAGCAAAAACCTCATACAGATCTAAATAAGCCTGAGGAGTATTTTCATCAATAGTTCTTATAGCAGGATTCTTGTAAATAGGTTTATAGTGAGCGTTCATAATAGCCTGATATTGGTTATTGTAATAGCTCTTGGATCTTCTAAGGTTATAATCGTTTTGATTTTCTCTTTTGTGAGGGACTAGATACATTCCTGTTTTATACCCCCCTGATCCATACCTAGAATCTTTGAGAAACTTAAACTTGTTTCTCTCATAGCTAATATTTATCCAATTATTAGTTTGGTACGGGTGAGAATTATATCTGTCGTTTCTGTTCTCATTCTCAATAGTCATAAATAACTCACTTTGCAAAGTCTTATATAAATATAGGTTTTTCTGTTAAATGAGAGGTTTACAACCTAGAAAGCCATTGGTCATATATTTCTTTTGATATATTTGCCGTCATAATCGGAGGTACACTCATACCTATAATGTAATAATATGGTAATTTTTTAAAGTTGTAATCTATTGGAAAACTACCTATCAAACAGCACTCTCTCTTGTTTGGTCTTCTCGGCTCGTCCATCAATACAGAAGAATCTGCGTGAGCTGGTAGAGTTAAAGGAATTTCGCACTTTTTTAGGTACTTTACAGAATAAAACTTTTTTAAACCCAAATCTCTAAATGAAGCATCTTCAAGGCTAGCATCATCTTTATGTCTTAATTTCCATAACCTAAGCATCTCTGTATTTTCATTTAAAGGTCTATCGCTCTCATCATTTTCAAGATAAATTTCACCAAAACTAACACCTCTCTCATTAAATGAAAGTTCTAAATAAGGTCTTTGCAGAAACATATCAACCTGTTGTAAAAATTTTCCTGCTAAATCCTTTCTGAAAGCAATAAAAAAAACTCGTTCTCTTCTTTGTGGCACTCCCATTTTAGAAGCATCTAACAAAAAGTGCTGGACATAATACCCCGCTTCGTCTAAATCAGAATAAATCTTCTTAACATACTCTTTAGCTGAACCTTGGATAATACCCTTTACATTCTCAGCTACTACTATTTTAGGTTGTAATCTCTTAGCTAAATCAATAAAATCAAAAAATAAAGTATCTAGAACCTGCTCTGATTGTCCCTCTCTAAATTTCTTCTTTTTACCCCAATCTTTGTCTCTATTGCCTGCCATTGAAAAGCTTGAACAAGGAGGAGAGCCGTCCAATATATCTAGGTTAAACAGCTCTTTTGGTAGATCGTCACGATCTTTAAAAGTAGTGATTGACTCAATAAATGAATATTTAGGTTTATGATTCTCTCTATATACTTCCATCATTTTATGGTCTATATCAAGTGCGCCAATAACATCATAGCCTGCAAGCTTGTAACCCATTGTAGAACCACCACCACAAGAAAAACAGCTAAAAACCTTTGATTTATGATTTTCAATCCCTTTAGATGTATAACCATCTGATAATTTCCAATTATAATTAAACATCAAACAACCTTTCGATTTAAATTAAATATAAAATATTCTCTAAGCGTTTGATTGTTTTTCTAGAAAAAGTCTGCATTGAAGCTCTGAACCTGTGCAGATACCTCGAAATAAAACCTCATCATAAGGGTATCTGAGTGGTCAGGAGATCTGTTTATTTTTTCCTTGATCTTTTCTTTGGGTACTATTCTTAGCTTCCCATCGCTGTCTATCTTATCTCTTTTGACCTGCTCTAGTTCTTCTATGATCTCTTGCTTTTCCTGTGGTGTGATGCAATCAGGATCAATATATAAGCCACCTTCATTAATGCACTCAGATAGCTTGAAGTAGCATTGATCCTTTAGGCTGTTGTAGTTCTCTCCGTTCTTAGCTTTTGAATTATTTATAAATTCGTGAGCATTTGGGATAAACCCTGAAACACCTCCCCCGATGCCGTCACCATCAAAAACAATATTACTATTTGGCACTTTGTAGGATTTAGCAAGCTCTTGAATTTTGGCTACTATCTCAGATCCTAGGGATTTATCTGCTGAATAGGTATATATCACCCTAAAACCACTCCAAACATAAACCCTAAACTTATCTGAACCTCTACCCGCTATATCTGAGGTAATATATCTCTCACCACTATCTACAAAGTCATTAGTAAATATGTCTAGAATCTTATCATATTCAATAAGCCTAGCAGGATCATCATCATAATAGAAGTTACCATACAATAAACGCTCCTGAGTGACCTTATCAGACTTTTTAAGGTTCTCAATATAGTCTTTGCTTATATGAGGATTATCTGTAACTAGGGAAGGTATAAACGCCCTGTCAGGTCTTAATCGACCTTCATCAAACGGCTTTACAAAATCGTTAAATATCCAATTCTTTTGAGGATTGCAGGAATAAAAGGATTTAGGTATAGTTTGCCACCCATCACCCTCTAAAACACTAAAGCGACCTCTTAGAACATCAATACCTTTTACTCTGACCTGTTGGGCTTCATCTATAAATGCTCCTGTTAGATCAAGTGAACCTATTCTATCATATTCAGGATCAGAAGGGAACCACCCTATTTCGCCAAAATGAATAATTGAACCCGTAAGGGTGTTAATCATTTCGTGAGTTGTAGCATTATAAGAGAAGTATTTAGAAACTTCATACTCGCTTATTACCTTGAAGAAAGTGGCTAGAGTGGTCTTTCTAAGGTCTGAAAAGGTAGCTCTACCAACAAACCAAGCACTCTTAGGCTTTTCAAATGTTTCAAGGCATATCCAAGTATTACCAAGCCATGATTTACCTCCTCGAGCACCTCCACCATAAAGCACCTCATTAGTCTCTGAGTCCTTGAGCCTTTTCCAAGCTTCGACCTGCTTTTTGAATAGCTTAATTTCCTTCATCTAAAATTATCTTGAAGCCTTCTAATTTCCCTGAGTGCTCAACCTTCTCAGGCTCGTTTAATCCGTACATTCTAGCAAGTGAGTCTAGAGAGCTCTTAGAAACTGCTATATTGCCCTCCATAGCTAGTTGATGGATCTCTAGGTATTTCTCTGTTAGGAACTCTTTATCTATCTTAAACTTTTCTGTGCTAACCTCTTCTAGCTGTTTTAAGCGATCTTGTACATTATTATTTCTTAATAACTGACTTGCACCTACTTCGGGTGATTTTGTCTTATAACCTGCTTTTAAATAGCTCTGAGTAGCGTTTCCTGTTTTAAGGTATTCTTTAACGAATTTTTCTTGTTTAGGTGAAAGCATGGCTTACTCCCATTGGTTATTGTCTAGCCAAATCTCAATATCATCAAATATGGCTAGTATTTCTTTTGAGGTACATTTTCTTGTATATCTTAGGTATTCAGGTATCATTGTTATTTATCTCTATTAATCTTTGGCAAGCCTTCTTTACAGAAACTAGAGTCTATGTGTATTCTTATTGTTTTTGTATTTCCAAGCAAAGACTCAAAGCCTAGTGAGCAAAGCCCAAGCAAAATAACCACAATTAATAGTGTTAGCATATCTTTCATTTCTTAGGTCTCTCTTCTACCATTTTATCTAGTGTTTCTCTAGAAAACTCGTATTCAGGCTCAGGCAAAGGCAAATTAATCTCAGATGCTTGAAAATAACCATAGCCACCCTCAGAAATAGGGCTATACTCAGTAAAGAACCCTCTACCATCTTTTGTATAAGAATGGAAGTTTGCAAAATTAGGAGCTTTTGACCAATCAATAGATGAAATGCTTTCTTGCTTTTTATCTCCTAGCCATTCGCCTGTTTTAGCTCTGTGCATATAGTTGTAAAATTTATCTAGCTCTTTTCTAGGATTCTCAGATTCTTTTAAGCCAAGTCTTAGGAGATATTTTAACCCTCTAGCAATATTGCCTACCTCATTAGGATCTAACTCTAAAGACCATAGCCTTGTTTCAATCGCTTCTATGATCTCAATAGGCTCAGGGAGTCCTGTTTCTGCTTTATAGTGTTTATCGTGGTTCATTAGTTGCCTTTCTGATCTTTCTGTATTCTCTAATTCTCTTTGAGTGACAAGGTTTGCAGATATTCTTGTAGGAATATTCTCCGCTTTTTGTTTGTCTTTTGCCATTGGTACTAAAACTCTCTAGAGGTAGCTTAGATTGACAATCTTTGCATATTTTGAATTTCTCTATTTGCACCCACTTATACCCCCCTGCGTGATCACATACTCCTGCTATCACTTGCCTGATTCTATCGTGGTTTATCTTATTTACTCTTGAAGCTTCTGCAATATTCTGATATTTACCTAAAACCTCTCCTGTAACAAAATCTAGCTTAGCTACTGAGATTCTTTTCTTATAAGGATTATCATATACAGGTGGCTCTATAAATTCTCTGATTCTAGCGTTAAATAGCTTTTTAACTAAATCGCCATTTTTTGATAAAAACTCTCTCTGCTTTTGAGTTGGATTAATTCTGTCAATATATTCAATCTCTTCTAGTGTTAATTCTTTCATATTTTGCCTTTTATAAACGCTAGGGATCGGTTTCTGACCTTATTTAAGCTATCCCCTAGCTAATAGCACCTGCTACAAGGGAAAACAGGCATTTTCTTTTAAATATAAATTTTTTTCTAATCTCTTCTAGCTGTTAATAAGTTGTAAATAAATAAAGCCCATACTAGCCACCAAAATAGACTAAAAATGAACCAACCTATATAAGCGTCTTCTTTATCGTCTGCACTCTTATCTGATAATCTGATATGGATAATACCTGATAATAGGTGAGCTGTGAATAAATAAAAGTATATTTCTAGATATATCATAGCTCTACCAAAATGATAGTGGTTAGCAGGATAAAAGCGAAAAATTCTAGTTTAGTCATTTTTATATTTCTCCTTGATGCCGTTTATAAGCAGTTCTCTGACCATATTTGAAAAAGTCCTATTCTCTATGCTAGCTAATTTATTTATGGACTCTACAAGCTCCTGATCCATTCTAATAGCTTTTACGATCATTAGCAGACCTCCACCTTTAAACTAATATTTACCTTAATGCCTAGAGCATTTTCAATCTTATATAGGTTTTTAGCGTTTAAAAATCTTTTCCCGTTTATCATTGAGTTGAAGTGGCTTCTTGATATTCCTGCCTTTTTAGATACCTCAAACTGATTAAGATTATTTTTTAGCATATAATCAAAAACTTTAGTCATTACTTTGTTTGTGATCTCTTCTTTAAACATTATCTACGCCCTCCAAAAATACTATCTACAACTGAACTGATTGTAAGCCCTGTTACACAAGCGATTACAAAGCAAAAAAAGATATGATTATCTACAAATTCAAGAAATGTCATCTACTCGCCTTCCTCTATCTCATTTATTTGTCTGTGAAAGTCTCCAAAATCACTTTCATAAGGAGAAGATTTACACAATGGACATATTGGAATAGAGTCAGCACTGAAAGCTACATTTTGATAATCAAAATTTTCAAACTCTTGCTCTTTATCTAAATTATGGCAAATCCATTTCATTCTTCGCCCTCCTCAATCATTGGGAACTCGCTACAATCTTCCCAAGTGA